GCCGACAAGGACTTCAACCTGCCGCAACTTCGAGACAATTTCTTCTGGCTTGTGACGTTTCGTAGCCATTTTGATCCTCCGTTTTCCTAAACATAACGGCGGACCACTTCAAAGGGGGAGGATCACGGTCATCAACGCGATGACCGATGTTGCCGATCGGATCCGGTCGTTCGTGTTCGCCGATGGCCCGAACACGACGACGGCCGACGCCATCGCCGCGCGGCAGAATTACAGCTCCGACCGGCTCCAGATCATTGATCCGCACGTCCTGATGTTCGACACGGACGCAGCCGACACGATCAACATGCCGGGGTCCGCGATCTATGCAGGCCTGCAATCCCGGCTTGATCTGGAAGAGGGTTTTTGGTGGTCCAACGACAACAAGGACGTGAACATCGAAGGGATGGCACGCCCGGTCGATTGGCGGGTCGGTCAGACCAACTCTGAGGCGAATATCATGAACGCCTCTGATGTCTCCACGTTCTATCGCCGCAAAGGCTTTTGGACATGGGGCGGCATGACCCTGGATCCCGCCCGCGCGCTTGGCGGCACCATCGTTGGCCGCCGTGTTGCCGACAAGCTCTATGACAGCCTTGAAGGCGGTTTGCTTCCGTTCATCGGGAGGCCAACCCGCCTCCATGCTGTACGGCACATCGGCTCGGTCGCCCATGAGTTCGGTCTTGGGTTGATGCAGAAAGGCGCTTTGAACGGCTTCAGGTTCGAACTGCCGGAAGACCTCAATACGCCGCAGCAGATCGCCGACGGGATCTTGTTCTTCAAGCTTGAGTTTATCGAAGCAACGCCAATGCGCGTGATCGAGGTCTGGGGCTACCGGTTGCCGGGGATGTACCAGGAGTTCCTGTCACTGGCCTCGGCTCAAGCTTCGTTCACCGCGACACTGGCCGATATTGGCGCTGCCGCCTAACCGCTGAAAGGAACCGGTCCAATGGAATTTGGCAAACAACAGGAAGAGCTGACAGTCTGGATCGACGACATGGATCTGGGTGGCTCGGTCTCTTCTGTCAAACCGATCATCAAACGCAAGACCGAAAGCCGCCGTCCGGGCGGCAGCCGGGGCAGTTTGATGAGCTTCCACGGCTTTGAAGAACTCGGTGTGGAACTGGTCTTCACCACGCTGACGCCGAAGCTCTTCGAGTTGCTCCCAAGCCGGACGCTTTCCCAGAAGACGCTCTTTGCACGGGGCAGTTTCATTGACGAGTTCACCGGCGAAGTCTCCTCGCTGGTCCACGAGTTCCGGGGCCGATGCACCAACCCGGATTTCGGGATGGAACACAAGGCTGGAGAGCCGATCGAGCTGACTGTTGAAATGGCGCTTGTCTTCTACCGGGAGGAGTTTGCCGGAGCGGAGAAGATCTACATCGACCTTCGCAACAACATCGTCCGCATGAACGGCGAGGACGAAACCGAAGCCACCAACGCAGCGCTCGGCCGGTAACGGCCAGCGTAACGGAATACCCGCCGAGGAAGAGGCGTCTGGTACGGCTCGCAAGGCCCCCAGCATTCCCCGCGCCGCAAGGCCTTCGGGGGATTGAAGGTAGGAAGCCCATAAGGATCTGAGATCGCGCCTCACACACGGTTTTTGACCGCTTTAAACACCCTTTGAAAGGACCTTAAAATGCCACAGGTAGATGTTGAACTCGCCAGCCCGCTGACCATCGACGGCCAATCCGTCACCACGTTGACTTATGTTCGCGAACCCATCGGCACGGATCTTGGTCGCTTCACCACCATGGATCTGTTTGACGGCGACGTGAAAGCCCTGGCTCATGTGGTGCCGAAAATCGCCCGCCCGCACATCTCACGCGATGTCGTAAAGAACATGTCCACCGGTAACCTCACAGCGCTATCGTTGGGCTTTGCAGCTTTTTTGGAACACTTGGACGTGAGCAACATGGCGAAGGTGAAGCAGACGACTTCGACTTCGCCGAGTGGTGGAACAGCGGAGACGGCTTCCAAGTCGTCCGGCCAGAAGACCTAGACCAGGTCTACTACGAGATATCCGCAGCGTTCCGATGGTCTATCGGAGAGCTGCGGGACCTCCCTTTTTCCGAGCTGTACCGCCACTGGCTGAACGCCCGGAAGATCCTTCAGGAACAACTGGAAGCGGCCAAGAAAGCCGAGCGGGACAATGGGTCAAGAACTAAGGGCACGCGTACTTCTTGAACTTCGAGACCGGCTGCGCGGTCCCGCTGCCAAGGCCCGTGACCGCCTGAGGGAAATCTCCGGTACCGCGCGCACCCTTCGAAAGGATATGCGCGGTGCCAGCGCCGGGTCTGACAGCTTCGGCCGGTCCATGAAAGGCACCGCTCGCGAGACCCTGAAAGCGGCCCAAAGCCAGAACCGGCTGATCAATGAGTTCCGCAGCCTTAAAGGCCAATCCCTGAAACAGCGCCTTGCCGAAACGCAAGGCATGCTTTCGGCACTCGCCAAGGAAGGCAAGACCACCGGTACCGAGTTCTCCCAACTCCGGCGCAAGGCGTCTCATCTGAAAAGGGAGCTGGGTCAGCAGAACGAACGGCTTGAGATGGCGCGGCGGCGGCTGAAGGATACGGACGTTGCGACAGATGGCCTTGCTTCAGCGCAGCGATCGGCGCGCAGTTCCATCCGCTCAACCACCTCGGCCCTGGAAGCTCAAACCCGAGAACTGAAACGAACGGAACGCCGGTTGCAAGCGCTGGACAGGCTGACCGAGAAACGCCGCGCGCAACGGGACCGCATGGCGGGCATCGGCCTTGGTATGGGCGCGGCGGGCATCGGCACGATGTATGCCGGCGGACAAGCTGCCCGGCCGGTGAAACACTCCGCAATAGAGTATGGCAGTTTTGAAGAGCAGATGGACGCGGTGGCGGCGATTGCCCGCGTCTCACAAAACAGCAAGACCTATGGCGACCTCAGCGGCAAGGCTCGGGAGCTTGGTGGATCAACGAGCTTTTCGGCGCAGGAAGTTGCCAGCGCCATGCAGTTTCAAGCCATGGCCGGGTTTTCGCCAGACGCGATCCTTGCCTCGATTGAGGACGTTCTGGATCTTGCAAAGGCAACCAATACGGATCTCGCCGCGACCTCTGACATTTCCTCTAACATCCTCTCGGCCTTCGGAATGGACCCGAGCGAAATGGGCCGGATCTCTGATGTCCTGACCGCCACCACCACGCGCGCTAATGTCGATCTCTCCATGCTGGGCGAAAGCATGAAGTATGTCGCGCCCGAAGCGAAGGCGCTCGGGATCTCCCTGGAAGAAACCGCAGCCATGGCCGGGCTCCTCGGCAATATGGGCATCCAAGGCAGTCAGGCTGGTACGGCTCTGCGCGCGATCTACCAGCGGCTCGCAGCACCGACAAGCGAAGGCGCAAAAGCCCTAAAGAAACTCGGTATTGAAGCCCGAGATGCGCAAGGAAATCTGAGATCGGTTCCGGAACTTTTGCTGGAGATTGGCGAGGCCACCAAAGACATGGGCTCGGCCGAGCGCAAAGAGATCTTTAAAGACCTGATCGGGATGGAAGCCGGATCGGCGTTCTCGGCGTTGCTCGATGAAAAAGGGTTTGCCGCTTTCCAGCAATTGCTGGAGGCGCTTGGCGATGTGGAAGGCGAAGCCAATCGCGTTGCGACCGAAATGGGCGACAACCTGCCCGGCGATATCAAAGCGTTTAACTCTGCCGCCAGTGAAGTGTCACTGACCCTTGGCGAAGCTCTCAATCCGGCCTTGCGCGAGGCAACGCAGCTGCTGACCGGTCTTGCCCGTGATACGGCCGCCTGGATGAAGGAACACCCACGGCTGACGAAATGGATCGGCTTCACCGCGATCGCGATCGCGGGCCTGCTGGTTGTTGGCGGTGCGCTCTTGACGTTCTTGGGGACGGCCATGCTGTGGAGCGCTGGCCTGAAATACGGCCTCTTCATGCTTGGAGCCAGCGCCGTTCGCTCCGGCGGTGCGCTGGCGCTCCTGGGCAAGGTCTTTAAGGGGCTCACAGGACTGAAGCCGCTCAAATGGGCCGTGTTCATTCCAAAGCTGATCTGGAGTGCCTTTGTCTCAGTGTTCAAATGGGGCGCTTACATTACAAAACTGTCCTGGCGCGGTCTTGTCAGTGTCTTGAGATGGCTGAGCTTCATTCCAAAGATAGCCTGGCGGGCCTTCCTGCCAGCGCTCAAGTGGACCAGTCTTCTTGGCAAGTTGTCCTGGACGATGCTGATCACACCGCTCAAATGGGGTGCTCGGCTGATACCGGGAATTGGCTGGGCGCTTCTGGCAGGGCAGCTGCTTTGGTCTCTGCTGATCAAGCCACTCGGCTGGGATGAATACATCCCGGAGTTCAGCTGGCCGGACTTCGAGGTGCTGGACTGGTCTACATGGGTGCCGGAGGTCAACCTCTCAGAGAAAGGCCGACAGGCTATTCAAAGCCTCTGGGATGGCGCGGTTGAGAAGTTCGATCAGTTCATCAAGTTCATACAGTCGATCCCGTCCACGATCATTAGCAAGATCGGCAGCATCGATCTCTCAAATGCGATCAAGTGGCCGTCACCTCCTGGTTTTATGAAAGGCTGGTTTGGCGGCTCTAAACTGCAAGCCGCAAGTACACCGGAGTTTAGTACGGTCGATGGATTTGCCAACGGCGGCACTGTCCGATCGACCGGACCAATCATCGTCGGCGAGCGCGGCCCGGAGCTTCGGTATGGCTCTAAGGGCGAATTCATCGCCCATAACCGCCAGCTCCGGCAAATGGCAAGCCTTGCCAAAGCGGGCCGACGTTTGGCGGCCGGTACCGTTGCCGCCGCATCCATGACCGGGGCCGTTGCCGCAGAACCAGCCACACCGCTTTTGCCGCAAATAGCGGCGTATGGGGGCGGCTCAGATGGAACCGCGTCTGGCTCCGGAACGAGCGGGCAAACGATCAATTACAACTCGTTCGAAATCACGATCCGCATCGAAGGTGGCGGCTCCAGCGAAGCCCAAGGCCGCAAAGCTGCCGATGCCTTTGTCCGGCAACTCAACAAGAGGCTGACAGACTGATGGACAGGCCGATTGCATCGCTCTCCCGTTTCATCTTTTCGCCTTTGCGCGGGTCTTTTGAGCAGCTGGAGGAGATCTGGCGGTTCTCCTGGGCAAAGCCGAAGCCGATCGGCTCCCGGCCGGTCAAACAGTGGATGGGCGTTGGGGATACCGAGATCACCATTTCCGGAGGGATCTGGCCGGAGCTTCAACCGGAGGGAACGTTCAAGATTGAACAGATCGCCGAGCAAGCCGGGCGTGGTCAACCAATGTCGCTTTTGCTTGGGAGCCGGTCTTTGGGCCTTTGGTGCGTCGAGGAAATCAAGAAGACCAGCACCTTGATTGAGTTTGACGCGATCCCCGGCGCGATCGAGTTTGAAATCAAGATGTCGAAGGACTGACGGCCATGAGCTTTTCCTATGCCCGCCAGGACGACACAGTTGAACTCATGGTCTTTGAGCACTATGGCCGCCAGGACGGCCGTTTGGTTGAACGGGTGATCGACCATCTGGACAACCGTCACCTTGCAGACCTTCCGGAATTCTTGCCCATTGGTACAGCCGTGTTCATGCCGGTGATAGAACCATTGCGCCAGCCGGAAGACCGGTTGATCGTCAATCCGTGGGATCGATAAGCCATGGCGCGGACACCGGATTTTCGAGTTGTTGTAGGCGGCCAGGACATCAGCTCCTACCTCGTGGACCTTCTTGAACGCGGCAAGCTGATGACGGTAGAAGTCACCGACAATTCCGGCAAGGAAGCGGACAGCATCCAGATCGATGTTATTCGAGACGGCACCATACCGATCCCGGCCAAAGGCACCTTGATTGAATGCGAGTTTGGCTGGCTTGGAACCGGCCTTCGCGACTATGGCATGTTCTACAGCGACCAACCGCAAACCAGCGGCAGCGGAAGCGGCGATGAAGGCCACAAACTGTCTATTAGCGGCACCTCGGCCGATATGAGCGGAACGCTGAAACAGCAGCGGACCCAATCCTATGACAAGAAGACGGTCGGCGAGATCGTTAAGGAGGTGGCTGGCCGCAATAAGCTGATCGCAGCCGTTGCCGATACGATCGCCAATATCAAGATCCCGCATATCGACCAGACACAGGAAAGCGATGCCAATTTTCTGACGCGTTTGGCCGATGATCTGGGAGTGTCATTCAAGCCGAAAATGGGCCGTTTGCTGTTCACCGAGCGCGGTGTTCCGAAGTCGATCGGCGGCATTCCTTTTCCCGATATCGAGTTCCCGGCCGACGAGATCCTTGACTACACCTGGGCGGGTCCGGAGCGTGGAAACTACCAATCGGTCAAGGCCACCTGGCATGACCAGGCCAAGGCAACGCGCCAGTCTTACATTGCCGGGTCCGGCGAGCCGCAACGGGTCTTGCCGCGAACCTATGCGAGCGAAGCGGAAGCCACACGGGCGGCTGATGCCGCGTTAAAGGACGGCACTGCATCTGGCGAGACTGCCAGCGTAACGCTGGTCGGCAATCAGAACGTTTTCGCGGAGAGTAAGATCAGTCTGATCGCACCTAGGCAAGCGCCCGAGCTGGGCGGGTCCTGGTCGGTTCAAGTCGCCCGCCAGCGGCTTTCGGGTGACGGCTATGAAACGCCGGTGGATTTGGAGAGGGAGCGGTGATGCTGCTCCGAAAGCCAAATTGGCAGCTTTGTTCATCATCGAAAATTCTTACAGTGTAGTAATGATAGTAGTTGAAAATATTAATACATACACTAACCTACCGGAAGTTGTTGCAAAATGATTTAGAGGGGAGCTATTTCAATGTGTGAAGTCGTTTGGGCTTTTCCCGATCAAACTGGCGATCCTTGCGCTGGTCGTGAAGTGAGTACAATTAACTCAGTAGGTCTTTTTGCCGGTCCTGATGGCCAAATCACTGAAGAAGACATCGAAGGGATGACACTCGGCGAGCTCCTCGATTTGATGGAGCAAGCCAGTTCGGTTGTTCTCTCTGCTGATTGGACCACCTACTACCAGCAATTTGTTGACCTGGGTTTCGCGAATGATCCGCAATACGCTGATGCATTAGTAGTTTTTCAACAATTTGCCTCTGGAGACTTCACTCTTTGGAATACTACGGTAGATACTCTTACAACTGCTCTTGCAGAGGGTCTGGGTACCACAAACTTTGCTGCGCATCTCGATACCCTTGTTAAAGATATTCTCGGCGCCGAGCCGACCTTGCCTGGCAACCCCGAAGTACCAATCGATCCAGACCCTGCCGATCCGGCTCCAACAGATCCCGAGCCCACCAATCCTACCGAACCGGATCCAACGCCTGACCCTACAGATCCTGTTCCCGAAACGCCCATAATTGATGATCCCGATATCCTTTTTCAAAATCCTCTGCTCGACGAGCTATTTGATGATGAAGGATATCTTGCCGCAAATCCGGATGTCGCTGCCGTTGTATCCACAGGGGCTATAACTGCAGAAGAACACTATGAGATGTACGGTTGGCAAGAGGGCCGAAATCTCTCACGGGATACAAGCACTGATTTCAATGAAGAAATATATCTAGAGAACAATCCAGATATTGCTGCTGCTGTGGCTGCTGGCACTTTTAGTTCAGGTCGCGAACATTGGGATTTATGGGGGGCTATTGAAAATCGTGTATTTTCGCAGGCTACCAAAGACTTCAACGAAGATCTGTATCTTGAATTAAATCCCGATGTAGCAGTCGCTGTGGAAAATGGAGTGTTCAATAATGGGCGAGAACATTTTCTGAGCAATGGCGCGGATGAAGGACGGATACCTGGTTTCACCTCATATGCCCTTGATAATGTAGAAGACGAATTTGATAAATTTCTAGCAGATAGATTTGAAGAAGACTTCCCCTCACCGAGTGGCAAATTTGCATTAAGTACGGCCAAAACGGTTATGCTTACGGAGATAGGAAACAAACTAGATACGCTCGTGCCCGCGTTTTTCGCTGCTCCGATCAAATCGGCGCTTACCATAATGAACAATTTCAACAATCATATCGATCTATACTTCAATACCAATGCACTCACATTTAATCTGCAAAATATGATCGGTGGTATCGATAGTAATGATCCGTTTGTCTATGACGATGGGGTGGACCGGTATAGGAACGATCTTAAAAACTATGTAGATTCCAACGTTCCAGGCGCATCGGGTTGGTTTGAATAGAAGCAGGAAGTATATACTCATATACGTCCTTCTTGCTCCTCGTTGACAAAAAGTAACGCGTCGGGGCAGTGCTGACCATACTCTTAGTCAGACATAGATACTCACAGCCCCGCGAGCTCTGAGCCCTAAACGCACTACTCGGGTGCTGTGAACAGGCAGCTGTGATGTTCTCAACTATAAATTACGGCGCCGGAGTTTTTGACGTCTATCGGTGAGGTCGGCAAAGAACACCATAACAGGACTTGTTGAGATCAAGTGCCCGCGATGTGGAACACTGAACAGTTTGAGGCCCTTACCGAACTCGCAAAACTGCCTACCTTGTTCTAACGACCTGCCGCTTTTAAGACCGTTTGAAAGCGCGTTTATGCTTTTGGTGAGAATCAATTTGGCGGCCCTCTGGAGGTGCCGCCAGCAGCTGCGAGTTAAGAATGGGCGACAAAGATCGGGTCTGGAAAGCAGTAACCTATCTGGCGATCGGGTTAGCGTGTTTAAGCATCCTTTTCGCGGGTGGGGCGCATTTCGTGTTCCCTCAGTTTTTTTAAAAAGGTAGTAACTTATCGTTGACCAATTGCTGGATAGCGTTCCCGTGTGGTCCCCCAAAGACTGCAGCACTGAAACAACTAGCAGTACCCGGCGCTCTTGCCGGGTTTTTTTTTGGCTATTTGTTTCGTCAGCTGGGCAGCTGTTAAACGATCGATAAATCCTATTTAATCGAACGGTGAAGAACAGGAGCAACGTCTCGAAATGAGCGAAATCGACTGGAAACAAGCTCCCAAAAACGCAGTGTGGTGGGCGGTTGATGCCGACAGCCAAGCGCATTGGTTCTTGGCCCCAGATGTTGCCGCCTTTACCGACTTTTGGTTTCAGGAATCAAAGCCCGCTCCAACTTTTGGATTTGAAGGGAACTGGCGCGAGAGCCTGACAAAGCGGCCGAATAAATAGCCAATTCTAAAGACCTATAGGAGACAGGAAAGGGCGGGAAGCAGGCTTTCGCGGCGCGTTCTACGAAGGTTCGCAGTGCGGACGAAGCGGCCTCACTTTGTAGTTCCCCTATGACCTCAAACTCAGAATATGCGCTCAATGGAGTATGATAGTTAAGCTCCAGGATTTTTAGGTATCTGTTTGTCCCAAATTCTCAATGCCATCATGATGACTGACAGAATACCTGCAAATAGTAATACTAGAGATGCCTCGAAATAGGGCGGTTCGATATTAGGAGATAAGTCGAGCTCGGCGCGAAACCCTCCGACCGCCAATGCCGCTTTAGAAAGCGGTGATTGGCCGAAAGTCGAGACAGCAACGTAAATAGCGACTTCGCAAAAACTTAAAGCTAAAGCAAAATGTTTGTCGCGGCGAAGAATAATCAGGGTTAAAACAATGATGCAAATTGCTATTATAGTCGTGAGAATTGTGTAGTAAGCCAGCAGTGTAGGCAAGTCAGCGATGGTCATCTTTCCGCCTCCAGACTAGCCAAAGCAAACCCAGGACAGATATCATTACCAAACCAAAAACTGGTGGAAGGTGACCAATCGACGAAAGACTAAACGCCGAATCGAGAAAGCCGGTTGATAAAAAAATTAACGACATCACTGAAATCCCAGCAATAACAATGAGGAGCGCGTTTGCGAGAAAGTAAGGGTTTGCGGAGAAAACTTCGAATTTATGTCCAACATTCACCGTTAAGGAAATCCTTCTTTGTAATTTTTCTATTTCACGAACTCTTTTAGAAGCATCATAAATTGCTGATTTGACTAATAGTTGAAATTCTTCAGGATTTTCATTAGAGTATTCCTCAACCCAATCTTTAAATGACAGTAATTCTTCGGCTTTCCTCAGCTCTTGCTCAGCATAAATTACGTACGCATCCTTAAGTCTATCCAGAACGAAAGCATCGAGTATTTCTCCCGTTATTTTTTTTGTCGCTTTTTCGCCGAACGAAATCGACCGTAGAATTTCGCGATACTTGGCTGTTAGGCGTGTGTTGCTCAC